GTATGAGGGCGCCTCCCGCTTCAACTCGCAACTGATGGAATGGAATCCGGTCCTCGGTTCTGCGGACCTCGACATCATCCCCGACAAGCCGATTGGTGATGCCCGCGCCCGCGACATGCTGCGTAACGATGCTTTCGTGCAGGGCGGTATGTCGCTGCACAAGGACAACATCGTAGGCGCGCAGTTCATGCTGAACGCGAAGCCGTCGTCGGCTGTGCTATTCGGCAAACAGGACGACGAGTGGGAGGAAGCCTTCCAAGCGGAAGTCGAAGAACTCTTCCACCTTGCCGCCGAAAGTCCCGACAACCTGTTCGACGCTTCCCGCATGAACACGTTCACCGAACTTGTTCGACTGGCCGTCGGCATCAACGTGGCAGGGGGTGAAATTCTTGCAACCTCGGAGTGGAAGAAAGACGGTCGCCCGTTCAACACGGCGATCCAAATGGTCGATGCCGACCGTCTGTCCACGCCGACGATGCCTTATGTTTTTCAGACGAACCCGAACATCCGTGCGGGAATCCTGAAGGACAATTACGGCGTCCCCCAGAAATACTACATCAAAAATCGCCACCCGAACGACATCCCGACTCCGTTCCTCGCCAATCCCATGGATTACTGGCTGTGGACGGAGGTGTCTGCGCGCAAGCCGTGGGGTCGTCTTCAGGTCATCCACATCTTCACGCAGATGCGTGCTGCCCAGACTCGCGGCATCTCGGCTATGGTTTCGGCGCTGAAGGCCATGCACATCACCCACAAGTTCCGCGACGTGACGTTGCAGAACGCGGTGACGCAGGCGCTCTATGCTGCGGCGATCACGTCGGATCTGGACACGGAAGCCGTGTTTCAGCGCCTCGGCTCAAATGCGACATCCGAGGACTATCAGGCCGCCATCACCAATTACATGAAGGGCTATTACGGCGTTATTGGCGAGTTCGTCGGTAATTCCAAGAGCCTGCACGTCGATGGCGTCCGCATTCCTCACCTGCCGCCCGGCACGAAGCTGGACATCATCTCGCCCGGTAAGGGTGGCCCGCTGGGCATGGAGTTCGAGCAGTCGTTGCTCCGGTACATCGCAGCCACGCTGAACGTCTCCTACGAGCAGCTTTCGCGGGACTACACGAACACGAACTATTCCTCGGCCCGTGCTGCGATGACCGAGACGTGGAAGGCCATGCAGGCGATCAAGAAGGAAGTGGCCGACCGGTTCGCCACTCACATCTATCGCCTGTGGCTGGAAGAGATGGTTTCGAGCAATCAGCTTCGGACCTTCCCTGCGTCCATGGCCCCGATGCTCTACGGCACGGGTGACGGCACGATGCAGCCGTACAACTTGAAGTGGGAGGCGCTGGCTCGCTGCGACTGGATCGGCGCATCGCGTGGCCAGATCGACGAACTCAAGGAAACGCAGGCAGCAGTGCTGCGCGTGCAGAACGGCCTCTCGACCTACGAGAACGAGATTTCCCGCCTGGGCGGCGACTGGCGCAAGCAGTTCCGTCAGATGTCGCGTGAACGGAAGATGGCGAAGGATCTCGAACTGCCGTTCGCGATGGACCCGCCTGCCGAGACCACGAACACCACCAACGCACTCTCGGGAAACAAGAAGAACGCGAAGGGCGTGGGTTCCGCGTCGGCGCTGTATCTCGACGCTCCGAAGGACACGACTGATGACGACCAGTAACCCGATTCTAGCCCGGTTTGCCGGTGAACCCGCACTGGTCGAACCTTCGCAGGTCATGCGGTTCGAGGCGAACCTGAACGCCCTGAACGGCGTGGAACTGCCCGTGGCATCTGCCTCGGCGTCGGACGACTTTTGGACCGAACTGGGCGACCACGGCTCGAAGCTGTTCCGCCCCTATTGCGTGGAAGACGGCCTGCTGACGATTCCGGTCAAGGGTGTTCTGCTGAAGGACTTCCCCTACCAGTACGGTTCGTGGGCCACCGGCTACGAGTATATTCGTGCAGCGCTTCAGCGCGGCGTGGACGACAGCAACGTCACCGCCATCGCGTTCATCATCGACAGCCCGGGCGGCATGGTCGCTGGGAACTTCGATCTGGTGGACGAGATCTATGCTACCCGTGGCACCAAGCCAATCTTTGGCTATGCCAATGAGAGCGCATACTCGGCGGCCTACAGCATCATTTCCGCCGTTGATCCGGGGCGTCTGTACGTGGCGCGCACGGGCGGCGTAGGCAGCATCGGCGTGGTCTGCGACCACATGAACGTCGCAGGCGCGATGGAGAAGGCCGGTCTGGCTTTCACCTACATCTATGCAGGCAAGCACAAGGTAGACGGCAACCCCTATGAGGCGCTGTCCCCCGAAGTGAAGGCCCGTATGCAGGCTCGCATCGACAGCCTGTACGCAGTTTTCGTGTCCACCGTGGCACGTAACCGGGGCATGAGCGAACAGGCAGTCCGTGACACGGAAGCCCTGACGTTTGGCTCTGAAGAAGCCGTGTCCAACGGGTTGGCCGATCAGATCGGCACGCTCGAAGACATGACTGCCGCACACGCGGCTTGTCTGGACGACCAGTCCGAAACCGAAGGAGAAGACGAGATGACCACTACGGTCAATTCGGCGGTCGATCAGGCCGCCGTGGATGCCGCTCGTGCTGAAGGGCACGCTGCCGGTATGCAGGAAGGTATGACTGCCGAGCGTTCGCGCATCGGTGGCATTCTGGCTCTGGACGAAGCCAAGGGTCGCGGTGATCTGGCCGCCCATCTAGCCATGAACACCGACATGAGCGTGGACGCTGCCAAAGGCGTGTTGGCCGCTTCGCCGGTCGCTGCCGCCGCTGCGCCTGCCGCACCTGCTGCCCCCGTCGCCCAGTCGTTTGGTTCGGCCATGGACAGCACCGGCAATCCGGGCATCACCGCCGAACAGCAGCCCGGTGCCGAGCAGCCTGTGAATCGTGCCGCCGCCCTTATGGCTCTCGGCGCCAAGATGGGCGTGAAGGGCTTCACCGCCCCCAGCAAGGAGTAATCTCACATGGCGAACGTAAACACCTCCTACCAGAATGCCGGTGCTCGCGGTGTCGCGGCTTTCGAAGTCATGGACACCTTCATCGATTCGAATCTGGTTGCCGGTGCCGACCCTGCGATCAAGCAGCCGTTGCGCTTCCTGCTGGCGGATTCGCAGACCCTCGCCCAGTTCACCGTGGTCGGCTTCGACTCCTCGGGCAAGCTGGTCAAGGCGACCTACAACGCCACGCTGGCCTCGGCCATCAAGCCCGTCGGCGTTCTGGCCCACGCGGCCACCTCGGGCGCCTCGAACACCACCGTAATGGGCGAAGTGTTCCTCGAAGGCTGCTTCAACGCCGGTTCGACCGACGCTGGCACCGATAGCCCGCTGGTCTGGGATTCGTCCTTCGACACGCTGGCCAAGAAGACCACGTGGGCGGGCCTGCCTGTTTACAACGGCAATCCGCAACTGGTCTTCCGCCGTCGCCTGCTGACCGCCTGATCTCCATTCGGCGGTGGGTGATCCCCACCGCCTCACCAAAGGGTGAGAAAATACCATGGCCAATCCGTATGAACTCTGGACCTCGCACGATCTGCTCGGCGTGTTCCGCGATGAACGCCCCGAGACGTGGGTGTTCGGTGATTACTTCACCAACCAGTACCGCTCGACCGACGAGTGGATCGACTTCGAAAAGCTGCCCGTCCGCAGCCGCAAGCTGGCCCCGCTGGTCAAGCCGATGGGCCGTGGTCATGGCGTGTTCACCGACAAGGTGCAGGGCTATCGCTTCAAGCCTGCGAACGTGGTGGTCGAAGACTCGGTCGATCCCCTGCGTCCGCTGACCTACCAGCCCGGCATCGACGCTTCCATGCTCGATCCCGTGGCCATGGACCCCATGACCCGTCTGGGCCTGATCAAGATCAACATGATGAACGAGATGCTGATCTCGGTTCAGCGTCGTTGGGAATGGTTGGCCGCGAAGGCGATCATCGACGGCAAGGTGACTCTGACCTACCGCGACGGCACCTCGGTTCTGGTGGACTTCCAGCGCGCCTCGGCGCACACGGCCACCCTGACTGCCGGTAGTCGCTGGGGTGACTCGGGCGTGTCCATCGTGGACTCGATCCAGTCGATCTTCGACACCATGGCCAATGCGCAGTTCGGCGGCCTGCCGACCCGCATCTACATGGGCGGCACGGTGGCCTCGATTGTCCGCAAGGACACCGAGATCCTGTCGCACATGGATCGCTTCGTGGATGGCGGCACCTTCCGCGTGGATCGCGGTGTGGTCATGGGCGGCGGCGACCGTGGCAACGGCAAGGTCTACAAGTTCGGTGAATTCATCGTGGGCGGCGCCAGCGGCCAGCGCGTCGAACTGTGGGTGAACAACGAAACCTACGACGCCGACGACGGCACGCAGGTCCGCTATCTCGGCGCCAACGAAGTGGTGTTCTGCTCCACGCCGGAAGCGATCAAGGGCTACCAGTGCTTCGGCATGATCGTGGACAAGGACGCCCGCTATCAGGCGATCCCCGTGTTCCCCAAGAACTTCGAAACCGGCGAGCGCGTGAAGGTCGAAAACCTGTCGGCGGAATCCGCTCCGCTGATGGTTCCCATCAACCCGAACGGCACGTTCAAGCTGACGGCCACGGCCTAAGCGACCCGGTGGCAGGGGTAACAGCCTGCCACCCCCATTTCAGAGGACATTGGACCTATGGCAAAAGCCCCTACTCCTTCGACCGGTCTCACCGATCAGCCGGAAGCCTCGGCTTCCGCGCCCGCGATTGCGCCCGTGGTGGCGATCAACTGGATCGACTTCAAGCACCTGCCTGACGCGATCTTCACGCCGGATTCGCAGACCCAGCGCGACGAACTGTTCGCTCTGGAAGCTGTGCGTGAACTGACCGACACCGAACAGACCGTCTACGCCGCCCAGCAGGCCGCCGCCTCGGCTGCGGCTGACGACGTGATCGGCTGACGGTATGAGCCGCGCTCGTGAACAGCGTCGTGCGGCAAGGCGGGCACTGCACAAGGATCGTGCGGTGCCCGCTCTCTATATTGCTGCGCCCGGTGCGACCCCCGTGGAAGTCACGGTGCGGGTCTGGACGCAGTTCGGAATGATCGGTCGTGGTATCGGCACCCGCCCAGCAGAAAATGCAGAGCGCGAGGAAGCGAAGCCCAAACTGATCTTCAGCACCGACGAGATTACGTTCATCCGCAATGGCGCGATTGTGTCCGTGGAAGCCGGTGAGGCTTACAACGTCGAACTCGCCCACCCTGTCGATGACACCACGATCACCGCCGATGTCAGCCGCGTCCCCGCTTCGCAGACTGTCGGCCTGCCGGTTCCAGCCTGATGGCGAATATCCGCGAACTCCCCGTCTACGTGGTTGCGATTGACGGCCTGTCCGCTAACCGGCCTCTGGACATGATCGACCCCACGGTGATCGCGCAGGCAGAAGTGTTGGCGCTGAACGCCACGGCAGACAAAGCCCGCACCATGGCCGACAAGGCGATCCGTGCACAGGTGAACTTCCCCGCGTCCTATCTGCGCCCGAGCGAACAGCGCCTCTATGTGGCCAAGCGCGCATCGGAGGGCAGCCGTGTTGCCTCGATTGTCGCTCGCACCCGCCCGACCATGTTGGCGCGCTTCGTGACATCGGGCAGCCCCGCAGGTGGGGGCAGGCGTCCTTCGCCTATCTCGCTGGCCGTGCGTGCCGGGGGCGGGAAGACTGTGAGCCAGCGGATGTTCTTGATCTCGCTGCCTGCCGGTCGGGGCGGTGATCCCGAGGACAATCCTCGGAACATGGGCCTCGCGATCCGTCTCAAGCCGGGCGAAGTGATTCACAACAAGAAGGTGATGGCTCGCATAAAAGGTAATTTGTATATTTTGTACGGACCATCAGTCTCTAGCGTGTTCGCGACAGTCCGCGAAGACATCTCGCCCGACACGCTGGACTTCCTCGAAACTGAATTCGCAAGACAAGTGGACCGATTGGCATGACAATACCCGCACCTTTCCGCCTGCGTCTGCTCTATGCGATCACGAACGCGCTGAAGGAAATCACCCCGGCGAACGGTTACTCGACCGATCTGTCCGATTTCGACCCGGGCGACGGGACTCCGATG